GGAGACAGTACGAGCGAGCGTGACGTCGCTGCTCTCATGGATGGCTCTGCTGCTGATCTAGTGTTTACGTCGCCGCCGTACGCGCAGCAGCGCGACTACGGTGCTGCGAAGGGCATGGTCAGCGACTGGGATGCACTGATGCAGGGCGTGTTCTCCGCACTACCTGTGCACAGCGGCGCACAAGTTCTCGTCAATCTCGGGCTCGTGCATCGGGACAACGAGTGGCTTCCGTATTGGGATGGCTGGATCGAGTGGATGCGCGAGCAGGGCTGGCGTCGGTTCGGGTGGTATGTGTGGGATCAGGGGGCAGGCCTGCCCGGCGACTGGAATGGCCGTCTCGCGCCTTCGCATGAGTTCATCTTCCATTTCAACCGCGCGCAGCGCCGGCCGAACAAGACAAAAGAGAAGAAGCCAGAGAGCATTAGAGACAAGACCGGCGATGCTGGACTGCGGGAACAGGACGGAACGATCGGCAAGTTGGTAAACGGCGCAGCATGTATGGCGACGCACAAGATCCCAGACAGCGTTGTCCGCGTCACGCGCCACAAGGGCGCTGTGACTGGCGGATCGCATCCCGCAGTGTTCCCAGTGGCGCTAGTCGAGGAAATTGTCGCTGCGTACAGCGACGAGGGCGATGTTGTCTATGAACCGTTCGCTGGTTCGGGGACGAGCGTCGTTGCATGCGAGCGCACAGGGCGGGAGTGTTTCGCAATGGAGCTAGACCCCGCATACGTTGATGTATCCTGTCGCAGATGGATTGCGACGTTCGGTTCGGAGCCAGTCCATGCTGCGACGGGCAAGACGTTCAGCGAGGTGGCAGATGGCGCGGCTTAGGCTGAAATCGAGGCACCGGATCATCTGCGGCGACAGCACCGATGCGGAGACGGTAGCAGCTCTGCTGGATGGTGAAGTCCCGAACCTGATGGTGACGGACCCGCCCTACGGCGTGAACTATGACCCCTCATGGCGGGCGCGCGCTGGCGTGAACCGGAACCAGAATAAGTTGGGGAAGGTCGAGAATGACGACCGCGCAGACTGGCGCGAGGCTTGGGAACTATTCCCCGGCAGAATTGCATACGTCTGGCACGGCGGGCTGCACGCGGGCACTGTTTTCGAGAGCCTGACCGAGACGGGCTTTTCCGTCCGATCGCAGATCATATGGGTCAAGGACCGTTTTGCGCTGAGCCGTGGTGACTACCATTGGCAGCATGAACCTTGCTGGTATGCGGTGCGCGGGACCGGAAACTGGACGGGCGACCGCAGTCAGTCCACGGTCTGGAGTATTCCTGCGCGCGAGGACAGCGGCTTTGGCCACGGCACGCAAAAGCCGGTCGAATGCATGAAGCGGCCCATTGAGAATAACAGCCAGCCGGGCGATGCGGTCTACGAGCCGTTCAGCGGTTCTGGCACAACGATCATTGCAGCGGAGATGACGGGTCGCCGCTGCTTCGCTGTCGAGCTGAACCCAGCCTATGTGGACATCGCCGTGCGGCGCTGGCAGGCGTTCACCGGGCAGGAGGCCGTCCTTCAGGCGGACGGCCGATCCTTTGATGAAGTTGCTGCGGAAAGGCTGCGGGACGCAGCTTAGTCGAGCCTGCGATACTCGACCGGGATGCCCGCCGCCTTTGCGGCGGCGATCCCGTACTCCATGCCGCGCGAAATACCGAGGTCGGTGTAAACGACGCTTGCTTCAGCGACACGAAGCCAAGCAAGCCCGGCGTCGATCCCCCATTGCCGCTCGGCGGGGTCGTCGTCGTTCAGGATGCCGGGCTGCGTATAGAGCAGGTGCGAGGCGATTGGGGCTTCGCCCCGCGCAAGGCTATCGCGGACGCACCGGCGCGCATATTCGATGTTGCGCGCTACGTCGCCCGCGAACGGGCTCTCCAAGATGACGAGCCGCATCAAAGCGGCTCCCCGTAATAGCGGGTTACCCGCCCGCATTTCTCCTGCCGGAGCGTCAGGCCGCTGGCCTTGGCAATGGCAGGGACGGAAACCGCAGGCCAGCCGGTGGCGTCCAGAATATCGCGGGTGGTGCAGCCCTCCGGGCGTTGCAGGAGGTTCGCGGCGATCTCGCGCTTCGTCGGGCCGCTCCTACCGGTCGGCCGCCGGCTGCGGGCTGCGCGGCCAGCCTCGAAGACCTCGCGGAAAAGGTCGCGCATGAAATCGGCGTCGCGCTCCTCCGCGCTGGCGCGCTCGAACTTCTGCATGGCCTCGTCGATTGCGGTTAGGTCGGTCTCGGCAGCAGTGGCGGGCGCTGCTTTGCGCTTGGCTGCGGGTTTCGCGACCGGCTCGCCGGCTGCCTTCGCCGCGTTGAGCTCGGTCTGAATGGCAGCGCTGGCGGCCTCAAAGTTCATGTTGAGGATTGCGGTCGGCGCTGTAATACCAGCTTCGTCGGCGACCTTCAGAAACCGCTTCGCGGCGGCGTCCCGGTTGGCTGCGCGCTTGTACCCGCCGCCGGTGATGATGGCGGTCAACTGCGAAATCTGAGCTGCGGAAAGCTGCTTGGTCATTTCTTTTCTCCATCCATCGATCCAATCGATGGGTGCATGCATGTGTGCTTTTGGGCAAAGATCAATCGCAAAGTGCTGCACACGGATGAAGTTCTTTCGCGGGGATCTGAATGGCCGAAGATAAAAAGGAAACACCGCCGCAAGCCGGCATGATCACCGTCGCGCAGGCGTCCAAGCTCTTGATGGTGACGCCGCAGTGGCTCCGGCAATTGGCGGCGAAAGGTTACATCCCGAAGGCGGTGAAAGGGCACTATCCACTCGTCGGTGCGGTGCAAGGCTACATTCGCTGGCTGAAGGACGAGGAACGGCGGACGTCGAAAGTGCAGGCCGAAAGCGGCCTCAAGGCCGCCCGGCAGAAGGAAATCGAGATGCGCATGGCGGAGCGGGCGCGCGAGCTGATCGCGACCGAGGACGCCATCGCTGCGCTCGACACGCTGGCGGGCAAGGTGCGCGCTGAGTTCATTGGCCTGCCGGCCCAGATCACACGAGACATCGCGTTGCGTCGCAAGATCGAGGAACATGTTCATGGCGCACTCGGACGTGTGGCCGAAGCGCTCCGAAAGACTGCCGCTGCTGTTGAGACGGGCGGCGATGCTCTTGGAGCCGCCGACGAGGCTGACGCCTGACGAATGGGCGCGACAGAACCGCGTCTATCCGCCGAGCGCCGGCGTCCCTGGCCCGCGCAACCCCGCTCTGACCCCGTATGTCATCGCGTTTGAGCGGGCGGTCGCAGACCGCACGCATAAGCGGGCGGTGCTCGTGTTGTGCGCGCAGGCGGGCAAGTCGGATGCCCTGCTCGACATCATCGGTCATCACTTCGACCAGCGACCGGCACCGATGATCTACGTCGGGCCGAACAAGCAGTTCCTCACCGAACAGTGGGAGCCGCGGATCACCGAGCTTCTGGATCAGGCGCCCGCGCTTCGCCAGAAGGTGGCGCGCGGCAAGCGCATGACCAAGACGCGCAAGGTGATTGCCGGCGTGCCCCTTCGCCTCGCCCACGCCGGGTCATCGACGGCTTTGAAGTCCGATCCGATGGCCATCGCCCTCACCGACGAGGCCGATGAGCTGATGCGCAATGTGAAGGGGCAGGGCGACCCGATCACGCTGGTGGACCGCCGCGGCGAGACCTACGCCGACTTTGTCCACGCCATCGTGTCCACGCCGTCCGCCGGTCAGAAGGAGACCTACGTGGACGAGGAAAGCGGTCTGGAGTTCTGGTCTGAGCTGGAACCCGAAGACATCCAGTCGAAGATCTGGAGCCTCTGGCAGGAGGGCACCCGGTATCACTGGGCATGGCGGTGCCCTCACTGTGCCGAGTGGTTCATTCCGCGCTTCTCGTGCCTCGACATCGACCCCAAGCGCATGTCGCCCGCGCAGGCACGACAGCATGGCCGCCTGATCTGCCCGCGCAACGGGTGCGTGATCGAGGAGGAGCACAAGGAGGCGATGAACGCCGCGGGCGTCTACGTCGCCCCAGGCCAGACCATTGACGCCGATGGCGTTGTGCATGGCGACCCGCCCGAGAGCAACACGATCTCGTTCTGGGTGAGCGGTCTCGCAAGCCCGTTCGTGTCGTGGGCCGACCGCGCGGAGAGCTACGTTGCCGCCTGGCATTCCGGCGACCCGGAGGAGGTCCGGGCCGTGATGAACGCGGGTTTCGGCGAGCTNTGGTCGCCGGCNGGCGGTGANGTGCCGGAGTGGGAGGAGGTGCGGAAGCTGGCGCTGCCGTACCACCAAGGCGACGTGCCGGATGGCGTCGTATTCCTGACGGCTGGCGTGGACGTGCANAAGAACCGGCTCGTCTACGTCGTNCGCGGATGGGGCGCGCGGCAAGAGAGCTGGCTCATCAGCGCGGACGAGCTGTGGGGACCAACCGAGGAGCACGACGTCTGGCTGGACCTTGAGGACGTGCTGGCGTCCGAGTTCGGCGGGTTGCGCATTGCGCGGGCGTTCATCGACGCCGGCTTCCGTCCGGGCCGCCTCGACGCGGTGCCGGAGCACCGGGTCTACGAGTTCGCGCGGCGCCATAGCCGGCAGGTCTTCGCCACCAAGGGCTTCGACAAGCGCCCGACCCCGCTGAGCGTCAACCGCATCGAGGTCACGCCGCGCGGCGGCAAGGCCAAGTATGGCCTCGACCTCGTTCGTCTCGACACGGACTTTTTCAAGTCGTGGGTGCACGAGCGGTTGCGGTGGCCGGAGGACCAGCCGGGCGGGTGGCACCTCTATGAGGGCATCACCGAGGACTACTGCCGGCAGATCGTGTCGGAGGCCCGCGTGAAGAAACCCCGCGCCGCCGGCTTCCAGTGGGTGCGGACCTCGAAGCAGAACCACTTCTTGGACTGCGAGGCCATGGCCTACGCCGCAGCCTACATGCTCGGCGTCCAGCGGCTTCGGGACGACGCGCGCCGGCCGGTGGTGCGGCGGCACCCCGTCCGGCAGGAGGATGAGGAGCAGGTGGGCGTGGGGAGGCCGCAGCGCATGCGCCGGGGAGGCTGGCTTGATGGCGGTAGCGGTGGACGTGAGAGGTGGCTGTGATGGCNGNNATTGANGACGAGATCGCGGCCTTGCGCCGCGCGATTGTGGCCGGCGTCAAGCGAGTGGTCACGCAAACCGGCGGTGTCCGCAAGGAGGTCGAATATCCGAGCTTTGAGGACATGAAGGCTCGGCTCGACTGGCTGGAGGCGCAGGCAGGGAAGAAGCGGCGGCGCGGCGTCCTCGCTGCCTTCTGAGGAGCGACACATGGTCAAGGCGACATGGCTCGACCGGGCGATTGGCTTCTTCGCTCCGGGCGCAGCGGCGCGACGTGCGCGCGAGCGGGCCGCGTTCGAGGCGCTGACGCGCGGCTACGACGGCGCGCAGAAGGGGCGCAAGACGCTTTCGTGGCGGGCCGGTCCGACATCGGCCGACGCTGAAATTGCCCATGCCGGGCCGCTGCTGCGCGACCGGATGCGCGACCTGGTGCGGAACAATCCTCACGCCGCAAAGGCGGTGAGCGAGCTTGTTTCGCACATCGTCGGCGACGGCATCGTGCCTCGGGCGAGAACCGGCAANGNNAAGCTCGANGAGCGCGTGAACCGGCTTTTCGAGNGCTGGGCCAAGGAATGCGACGCCGATGGGCANCTCGACTTCTTNGGCCTCCAGNCGCTCGTGGTCCGCGAGATGATCGAGAGCGGCGACGGCTTGATCCGCCGGCGCCGCCGGCGCGCCGAGGACGGCCTGANGGTCCCCCTGCAATTGCAGGTGATCGAGACGGACCTGATCGATGGCTCGAAGAATGGCCCTACCAATGGCGGCGGGGTCATCATTCAGGGCATCGAGCACGACGCCATCGGGAAGCGCACCGCCTACTGGATGTTTCCGACGCATCCCGGAAACGCGGTGTTCGATCCGAAGGGGGCGTCGGAAAGCCGGCCGGTTCCGGCGTCGGAAATTCTGCACCTCTACGAGAAGCAGCGGACGCAGGTTCGCGGCGTCCCGTGGGGTTCGCCGGTCATCATGTCATTGCAGAACCTCGGCTCCTACGAGGAGGCCGAGCTGGTGCGGAAGAGACTTGAGGCGTGCATGGTCGGCGTCCTGATACCGGGCGACGCCGACGGCGAGCTCGGCATTCCGACCCAGCAAGACAACGGGCCGGGGCTGTACGATCAGGACGGCTTCGCTGTCGAGAAATTCGAGCCCGGCATGTTCGTGGTGGCGCACGGTGGCAAGGACATCAAGTTCAGCCAGCCTGCCATTACGAGCAATTACGACACCTATAAGCGGTCGATGCTTCACACCATCGCCGCAGGCTTTCGGGTGCCGTATGCGATCNTCAGCGGCGACCTNTCGCAGGTCAACTANTCGTCCTCGAAGATCGGGCTGGAGGGCTTCCGCCGGCTCATCTCGGCGGTGCAGTGGCAGATGGTCATCCCGATGATCTGCGAGCCCGTGTGGCGGTGGTTCATCGAGGCGGCCTATCTGGCGGGCCACATCGACACCACGGACATTCCCGTGGAGTGGACGCCGCCGCGTTTCTACTCGGCNGACCCCGCCCGCGACGTGGCCGCGACCATCGCGGAGGTGCGTGCTGGCTTCAAGAGCCCGCAGGAGGCCATNTCGGAGCGCGGGTGGAACCCGGACGACGTGCTCCGGGAGATNGCCGAGTTCAACCAGAANCTGGACGCGCTCGGCATCGTCCTGGACAGCGACCCGCGGCGGATCACGCAGGCAGGGCAGTTCCAGTCCAAGCCCCCNGATCAAGAGGGACAAGAGGATGGGTGAGGCGATCAANATGCCCGCCTTCGCGCGCGCTGCGGAGGTTCGGGCAGGCTCCTATGACGAGACCGAGAACACGGTCGAGGTCATTTGGACCACGGGCGCGCCGGTGCGCCGGCGCTCGTGGCGCGACGGCACCTATTACGACGAGGTGCTGGTCGTCGATAATGGTGCGGTGCGGCTCGACCGGCTCAACGCCGGGGCGCCGCTGCTCGACACGCACGATAGCTGGTCGCTGGATAGCGTCATCGGCGCCGTCGTGCCGGGCTCCGCGGAAATCAGGGGTGGAAAGGGTACGCGAAGGTTCGCCTGAGCACGGCCCCTAAGGACGCGGATCGCGTCCAGAAAATCCGCGACGGCATCGTCCGCAACATCTCGGTCGGCTACCTGATCCACCGGGTGGAGAAAATCGAGCGGGGCGAGGGGCAGGTTGCGGAGTGGCGCGTGGTCGATTGGGAGCCGATGGAAATCTCGGCAGTCCCTGTGCCGGCCGATCCCGGTGCGCAGGTCCGCAGCGGCGGCAACCTGGACGACGCGCCTCATTCAATGTGCGTCATCGAGACCCGCTCGGTGGCGCAGACGGGCACCGCTGCGGCGACGCAGGAGATCGAGAACATGACGCACAACGAGACCGCTGCCGCTGGCGAGGAGCGCGGCATCACCAACGAGGAGACCATCACCGTGAAGCAGACCAACGAGCCCGCCGAGAAGGATGTGCGTTCCGCGCCGGTGGACACCGAGGCCGCTGAGCGCGCTGCTCGTGAGGCCGCTGAGCGTGCCGCGCGCGAGGCGGCGGACGCGGCCGTGCGTGCCGAGCGCGAGCGCATTTCGTCGATCCGCTCCATTGCCGAGAAGTTCGGCGTGCGCGACTTCGCCGATGAGCACATCGCCTCCGGCACGGACGTGGTGAAGTTCCGCGAGCTGCTGATTGACCACC